AAAGATTTCGTATGATATAATGCGTCAGGCATTTAAAAGTTTACAAAAACAAGACGTATGGGAATATGTAAAACCTTTAGAACAATTAGAAAAAAATGTAAAAGAAAAGTATGACGATTACAAATATTCATATAAAGAATATGGATTAGGTATTATTGATGGGCCTTCTAGTTTTAATTATTGTGCAGACTCTTTTATGAATGACCTAAGAATGTCTTGTGGTTCATATGGTTTCAAATCTCCAATACAAAGATGGAATGATGGTGATAATATTTGGGGTGCCTTCGGCCCAATCTGGAGAGGTGTAAATGATGCAAAAGAATTATCTAGAGATACATATACAATGTCATTTAGACTTGGAACTTATATCGCAACACAGTTTAAACCTATTGTTGCAAAAACAATCTATGAGATGTCTGATGCAAAAACAGTATTAGATACATCTATGGGTTGGGGTGATAGACTAACTGCTTTCTATGCCTCTAATGCTACACACTATATTGGTTGTGACCCCAATCCAAATACTTTTGCAAGATATCATAAAATGATAGAGTTCTATGACAAGCTTACTGGTGGTAAAAAGACTACACAAATATATAATTGTGGTGCAGAGGACTTGCCTTGGAATGAGATTGAAAATGTAGATTGTGCATTTACAAGTCCACCATATTTTTCTACAGAAAGATATAATGAGGGTGGTGATAAACAAGAGTTACAATCATGGTTTAAATTTAATGAATATGAATCTTGGAGAGATAACTTTTATCTTCCAGTATCACAAAATACTTTTGATTCTTTAAGTGATAATGGTGTAATGTTAATTAATATTTTAGACCCAAAAGTAAAAGGTAAAAGATATCGTTCTGGTGATGAACTTGTAGATATGTTGTTACCAAATTTTATGGGTCAAGTCGGTATGAGAATTATGCAAAGACCTCAAGGTGCATCTGTATTTAAAGATGAAAATGGTAAGTTTGATAAAGCTGCAATGGATAGATTTATGAACAAAATATATATAGAGAACATATGGTATTTTTCTAAAAACAAAAACTTTGATTTGTTTAGACATACCAAGAGAGGAACTTTGGAGGCTTTCTTATGAGATTGTTTGAGGATATAAAATTTACAGATAAACAGTTACAACCAGCAGTAGATTGGTGTAAAAGTAATACGGAGTTTTCGCCTGTTATAACGAAGTTTAATAAACAAAAACAATGGACAGCAATATCAATTAGAGGGTATGCTGATGATATGAAACAGATAGGTAAAGGTGGTGTTTTAGGAACTACAGAATTATCAAATCTACAAAATACATCATTATACAACGAACTAGAGATGAATAAAATTTTAGATTTTGGAGAACTATCTGCATCAGCATATCAAAGAAAATATAAAGAAGTATT